CCCTGGCGTCCCCCATACTGCGTTTTTAGCGTCTCCTGACCCCAAAGTACTAGTTCCGACAAAGGGAGATGACCCTTTTTGGGTCTGAATTGTGGGTGCTGACGATAAAATAGACAATCTATTGACCAAAGCAGTCGCAAATTCCTCATCTCCACCGAATCTATCGGGTTCTGAGAACACTTGCGTGAACACATAAGTGTTAGACCAGTGTGATTCTAGTAGTTTATCTGCGTATATTTTGCGTGGGAATGGTAATTGACCGTGTTGTTCTACTGACTTTTCATCAATATCAACCAGTATTATTTCAGGAAGTCCCGATTCAGGATTGTACTCTTCGACACTATGTGTGCTGTGTAGGTAATCGAACCACGACCATGAGATGTTCTCGATGAACATCGGATTCCAAATTTTAAGTCCAAATAATAACCCTATCGTGACTAATACGGTTTTCCAAGAGTACATTATTCAAATGACGGCATAGCGTAAAAGAATATCCATATACAAATACCTAACAATGCAAGTGCTAGCATTATTGATGTGACCCTAGAGATTTGTTTTCTCTTTTGGTTTTTGCGATATTCGTTAACTTCTTGCTCTATTCGTTCTTCGGGTGTCATGAAAATTTCTTCTGTATCTTTTTGAACATATAGTATATAGATAGTCCGTAGAATGCTAATACTGACATTGATATACCTATGTAGATTAGTTCCAACGGATTTAGAAACAACACTTGCCAAACAAAATTGGCTGCGGCTTCACCATCACCCAATGGTGCGAGTGTTTCGGGCATTACGATTTCATTCTCTTCAAAGATTTCTAAAATCTCATCGTATTCTGATTCGGTGAGACATTCGTAATATTCTTTAGGACATTCTACTTCCATTTGATTACCCTACCTAGACACCATTCTAAGAATCTTATTGCTTTCGCTTTTATGCTCATTAGTTTTGCGTGACACTTACTGTACAGCCACCTGATGTTTGACAATTTTGAGACAACGTATAATTTTGAGTTGTATTGGAATGTTGTGAAATATTAAGTGTGGTTGGATAATTTCCATTTATGGTAATGTTTGAGTTGTGTTCACCATTTCCGTCTTGTAAGTAATCAACGGTATTACCATCGTTATTAATGGTTAAATAAAATTCTTTTGTACCATCTGCTTTTTGTTTACCGAAAACAGAATTGTTATCACCATAAAGATAGATTTTTGCTTTATGACCATCACAAGCACCAGTTGAACAATTTCTTTGTTGTCCTACAATTGTATTATTACTACCGTGAATATCTACAGTGACCCAATGACCACCACCGTCAGTGTTATCCTTTGACCATGTTGTATCAGTTCTACTTGAGATTTCAAATCCTTGAGCCCACCAAAACTTATTATTTGTTCCATATGAAATATGAAACTGAATATCATTAGTGTTGCAATCATCACCTTTTGTACAATTCTGCCAAAGTTTTAAATCTTGGTCATCGTAATCTACATCACCACCCCAACCTGCACCTGAACCCCATGTGACAATATCATCTGCCCAACCTATTTCTTGATTGTTTCCAACTTGATATATATCTATTGAAGAATCATCAATATCACCTATAGAAAAGAATACACGATTATCATAACCTTCCTGCGTGATACTGAGGTCAAGATTAGTTGAGGCTGTGACTTGATTTATGGCAATAGTGTTATCATCACCACCAAATGCCTTAAATGATAATCCTAGACAAAGGAGTACCACTGCACCTGTTAATAACTTCGCACCTAAATCCATATTAACCACACAACCATACAAATAATAGAGTAAGGACTACTCCTTCAGCGAATGAAATCCACATCATATGGTAATCGTCTAGTCTCATTGCATTTTGAAATCCGAACACTTGGTCTTCATGCCACGCTCTGAGTTTACTTAACATATCTAACATAGTTTCTCCTAGTTTGTTTGGGTAATAGTTATATTTATAGACGAACCATCACCCACCACAATATGTGACTCTTTTTCGTCTGTTATAGTCCTAATATCTGCTTGTGCAAACATGGGAATCTTGATTGAAATAATTCCATTCACTTCCCTGTAGAACCATATTTGACCAAGACCCTTGTCTATAATTGTATTATATTGAGAGTCTTTGTCGAAACCTGCAGAAGTGCCCTCTAATCGAACACTTCCAAATTTTGCTCTTTCTCTATCTATACCCACTTTTTTGTCAATGTCTAATATAATATCGAGCAAATCTTGTAAGAAATCAACATCCAATAAATCTCTATCTAACTCTGAATATTCTAGCTCATCGTCTTTAAAGTAGTCCGTTTCTAAATCGTTGAACTCTAAAAAGTCTACATCAAGAATATTGTTAGCATCATTTTCTCCACCACCTGATTCTTCTGAAACTTGGTCGGAAACCTCATCGGGTGGACTGACAATAAACATATTATCAATCATATTAACGTCTACACCATTTACAGTCACTGGTTTAGTTGGCGAATCATCATAAGTGGATACCATTGTTGCTTGGTATGCCTCATCCATTATTACACTACCACCTGCATTCGACACTATAATGACTCCTGAAGGCGCACCCCATTTGTCTGGCAAAAGCATAACAAGTGAGCGTCCTAATTCATCAATACTTGTTGTGAAATCGGTGCCTCTAACTGCAATCGTGGCAGTAGGTGTTTGAATAACAATATTTGCTTTCTTTATTTTGCCACCAAATCCCGAAGCAAATCGAGCGGTGCCTTGTGCCATTCGTAATGACATTTTTGAGAGTGATGGGTCGGGGTCATAATAGACCTCATCAATCCAAACTTTAGAATGTTCTGTTAATGAAAGTTCTTCTTCGCCTTCGAACTTTATTTTCATTCGTCCGTTTTGTGTTTGTGCTGTATCATACATCAGCACATCGGGTCTTTCAGACGCCAATAGAACAGTTTTAGTACCGTCCCTTGAAAGTCCTGCGTACCCTTTATCCTCAATGATTTCACCAATCGAGTCAGCATTAACCGACCCGACTAGTAAAATACTAAGAATCGTTATCGTCTTTTTGAACGATGTCAATATTTCCATTAGATGTCACGAAAGTCACGTCAATAATACCACTACAAGATTGACCTGAAGGACAACCTGTATCTGAACCTGATTGCTGAATGATGTCTATATCATTTCCTGAACCAGTTAAGACTGCAGTAATAGAGTTATCGGTTGCATCTGATTGATTAGTGTTAACGTCATTTGTTGAACCTGTAATAGTCCAATTCCAAACAGCATTATCTGAATCAACAACAGTTGTAAATATATTACTTGAACCACCAACTACTAAATCGTAGTTTAAGTATTCAGCTGAAGCATTTGCACCAATATCAATATTCCAAGTGTTAGAACTACCAGTGACAGCACTTAACATATTAATGTTATCAGCACTATTTTGACCAATGTTCCAATCCATTGAGTTTGAATCACCAGTGAAGGTAAGGTTTATCGTTGCTGAGTCAGCAATCATAGGCCCAAATAGTTTGTTAGTGTCTCCATATTGGATAAGTGTAAACGTATTCGATGCACCAGTTAAAACCATATCAGCAGATGTTCCTGAGAAATCATCTAAACCAACTTTGTTTCCATAACCTTTCTGCGTGAAATTCAATACCAAACCAGTACCTGACTGATTTAACCATATTTCGTTATCGTCTGCTCCTGCATATAAAGTTGCAGGTAGTAGACCTAATGTTAACATAATGAGTGAAATAAATTTATTCTTCATTTGTTTCTCCTTCTGTGACTAAAACGATTTGGTTTTCGTCTAAAAAGTCTGACACTTCCTCTTTTATTTTAGATTCAGTTATCGGCCAATTTATCTTCCAATATCCTCTTTCATCACCTTGATAGATTAATTCTAGGACAGCAAGTTCAATTGCAGAACGAGTCGCTTTCGTGACTCCTTCGTTCATTGCTACGCCATCCTCAATTTCCACTAATTTTGTGTCCATGTCCACAAAACGGAATACATCGTACCCACCACCAGTCGATAAAATAGTCTTGGTGACTTGTACATTAAGTAATATTTCGCCAGTAAGTGTTGATATTCCTCTCAAACTTACCGTGACCACATCTCTTCGGTATTGATTAGAAGCTCCGATACCTAAGTATCTTGCGCCTCGGCCACCCGATTCAATGTTAGTATCATAACCAACTATCCCACCGTCAAGTAGGATTCCTGCAAACAAGAGGGGTTGTATCCCTTTCGGGGAATCTTCATTACCCTCTTGATTTGCAAAATCTTCTCTAGCAGAACGAACGATTTGACGTTCTCTTACAAGTGCATCTAAACTTGTACGTTCTACTACTCTAAACCATTTTCCCTTACCTGCAGTTTTAAGTGCATCGATAAGAAAAGATTCTCCACCTTGTGTCACTGCAGTTGAGAAAGATGCAATTCCATCTTTACTCTTACGTTGGCCTGTTTTGTCTAGGAATCCGTAGACTGCAACTACTGGCATATTTTCTGCAGGTGGTAATTCTAATAATTCTAAATGGGTAGGAAGTTTGACAACCTCTGCATCCTCGATGCATTGTCCTATCTTATTCATAATTGCAGTAGTACAAGTGTCATTTACACTTGGCACACTTGCACATCCACTGACGAGCAAGACCAGTATCAGTCCTACAATCCCTAAGTTTTTCATTTAAAAACTACCAGTACCTACAGGTATATCTAATGTTGTTGTAGTTCCATCTGAAGAAACAATCGTTAATCTGATGAACTCTACACCATCCTCTCCGACTAGTTTTTCATATGTCACCGTGTTTCCTTCAATCGAAAAGACTCCATAAGAAGCCGCCTCTCCATTACTAAACATATTCTCTACTAATTGTTTCGCTATCTGAGCATAAATTCTGCTCTCGACATTTCTTAAAAATTTTGCAAGCGTTGTATTCTTTTCTTCTCTTTCTGCTTTATTCAGAGCATCTTCAATGTCTTGTTTTATCTTGTCACGTCTTGACTTCTCTTGATTCTCGATTGTCAAATAATGCGAACTTTGTCCAACTCCACTGAAACTTGGACTCTTAAATTTATGCACAATCTCATCTGCTTCGATTGATGATGCAAAAAATGTAATCAGTATTATCCAACCAACTACTAATAATTCTCTATCTTTTTTTAGTTTCATTCTTTGTCGTTTCCTTCTTCTTATCATTCTCTTTCATTTCGAGGACTACGTTTACCTTTTGCTGTAAACGAATTAAATCTTGGTCTAACATTCTCACTTGGTCGATAAGTTTTATCAGTGCAAAATGCTGTTTCTCCACTTCGGGTTCGAGGTTTTCACCAACAAACCACCAAATGTAGTAAACAAAGTATCCAAGTCCTACCATCATGACAATAGGGAAACCATATTCTGATATCAGTTGTGCAATATTTTCCATAATTTAATCTCTTCTTACGTCTAGACTACCGTCCTCTATGAAGTTTTCTGCTCTTGCGACTCGTTCGATGTCGGGACGAAGCTCCAAAGCACTTGACACTAGTAAATCTATCTTAATCATTTCGTTAGACATCGTTCTCGCACGATTTTCTAAAGATGTACAGAACATTGTGAGTGTTTTGATATCGTCAACAACACCTTCAAGAATCTGTTTTATCACCGTAAAGATGAAAAAACCCATCACAAGACTTCCTGCAATCGGGGCTCCCACTTCACTTATCAATCCAAATATACTTTCCATATCACTATTTAGGAAATCGACTCTCTGATTTATGATAAATTCACAAAGTATTCACTTGTGGATATGTTTCAGACAAAAAAAAGGGGTCTCGAAGACCCCTTTAAAGATTGTGTCAATTCACCTATTTATGACTTGCAATAGTCTTAACCACTTCCGCTTTAGAACCACTTCGTTTTACTTTGATGTTGTTCTTATCTGCGAGTTCTAGTAGTTGTACTTTAGTAAGTTTTTTAAGTTGAGCAACACTAGGTGTGCTTTTCTTAACTGCTTTAGCAGGTTTACTTACTGGTGCAGATTTCTTATCACTTCTCATATGTTCTACGAAAGTGTAAATGACTGCAGCTGCAACTAATGCTATGATTATATATTCCATAATTTTCTCCGATTTAATTCAGTGTTATCTTTATTTAGTCCTTTGCTTTTAACACATTTAAAGCGCACCAGTCTATGACTTTGTAGCACTTTTTCACTATACCATCATCTATCGGTGTTGGTGTTAAGGCTGCTATCAAAGATGCACCCATTACTATAAAAGGAATCACTTGTACCCATGCTATAACCCATTGTAGAAATTCTAACATAAAATTCTCCTAGTTAAGTTATTTTCAGGAGTATTTAGGTTTTATTGGTGCCGATAGTGTATTTTGTAGTCAATTTCCACTCGGATTTATCTTTAAATGGAATGATTTTGATTTGAGATAACGGTGCAACAGGTTCTTCGATTTTACTCTTATCGAGTACTGAGAGAAGCTTCCATTGTTCTAGAAGTGTCACGATAGTGTTTCTGCGACCTATGTCTCCTTCGTCTATGGATGTTGGTTTACCGTCTAGTTTGAATAATTCTTTGAAGTGTACAATATAGTACTTACCACGTTTGTGAAGGATATGACATGACTGGAACAGTTCATTGTCTTTACGAGATGCTACACCAATTCTAGATAGTGTTTCTCTTATCTTTAGGAAATCGTCTTTTTCGGGGAAGGTAATTTCTACCAATTCCGATACTAAAGCCTCATTGTCAATCATTACTTTGTCCACCAGTTTTCATTCTGTTTTTCAGTTCACGATACTGCTTATCGGTTAACACTTCCATGTACTCTTTTGCTTTCAGTGTTGATATTTGATAATAATTTTTTATTGTATCGAGTTTTTTACTAACATATGGTTTTTCCCATTTGGAAAACCTTTGTCTTTTTCTAAGAGTATTTAGTAAAAAGACGTACTGAAGACGATTGTCGAGGTGGTGTCGATTATTCATCTCGTTAGTCATGAAAACAGAATCTTGGTGGTAAGACAAAGATTTGTTTATAAGAAATGGTGCGTAATTTTTTTCTTCTATTTTGTCCACCATGATATCTTTTTTATCATAGGATACGGACTTGACAAAGTCAAAAGGATTACGTTTAGTCATTATGATTGGTGGCGTATAAATGAACGCACTAGTTCTTCACCAGTAAGTCGTTCACCAAAGGTGTGTATGTGTTTACCATTTCGTGTTCTAACAACGAGACCACTATTGTATATAGTATCAGTCACAGCGCCCTTGCCCTTCTTGGTGTCTTGGGGTCTATTGTCATACCACATTGTATCAGTTGAATGAACATGGATTGAGGCAGAAGTTTTTGCCCACTCTTCTGCTTTTAATAAGTCTCTTTGATATTGTACTCTATCGTCATATTGTGTCATTTGAATTTACACTCCGACATTATTTCAGTCAAACAGGCGATAAAGTTAATTTCATCGTCCATGGAAAATGCAGCTTTATATTGATAATCTGCAATGATTAAAACACACGCAGGAACTGAAGTTGGTTCAAG